TTAAAGAAGGTGGATCAGTTGAAGAAGTAGACTTTGTAGAAGAGAAGTCTGAGAAGAATGATCCTCCACCAGGAGCTACACCAGAAGAAGTAGCTGATGATATACCTGCTATGTTGTCTGAAGGTGAGTATGTGCTACCTGCTAATGTTGTAAAGTATATAGGCTTAGAGCGTATTATGGATATGCATAGAGGTGTGCTACGTGAGATACAACAGATGGAGGATCTAGGTATGATCCAGAATGTTGATGAGAATGGCAAGCCTGAAGATGACGATAAAGAAATGACTTTCCTAGAGCCTGAAGAAGGTGTAATGCAGGAAACAATAATTATTGCAGGTAAACCTGAAGATGGTATGATGTGTCCACCAGGATTTAATGAAGGTGCTGCTATAAATAGAAATGTAGATATAGGAGATTTACGAGAAAACATTGCCAGTGAAAGATCTCCAGAAGAATTTACTACTACTTATGATCCTAGTGTAGGTATTATAAAAATAAAAACTCCTAGTGGTAATATTACTGTAGATGATACTATAGTTAATTACAATCAAGACCCTGATCAATCTGGGGATCAAGGTGATCCTGGTGATCCTGATCAAGGGGCAGGTTCATTTGATTCAGAAAAAGAAGCTAAAGAGGCAATGGATAAATCTATTAAAGATATTGTAGATCAATTTAGTAAAGATTTTAGTAAGTCTTTTGGTGGTACAACAGATGATTCAGAAAAAGGCGGTTATGATACTGCTGATGATGATGCAGAAGAAGGTCACGATGAAGGTGTAGGTGGAGGTGCAGAGTTAAATAAAGGTGGACTTATGCAACGTAAAGGTTATGCTAATGGTGGTTCAGTAAACTATAACATAGCTGGTGTAGGTCAAGTAGGTGGTAATCTTACTCAAGGTGCTATGAATGAAATGTCAGAAGCTTTACCTAAACCTAAAACGTATGACGAAATAAAAGGGGATATACAAGGATTTGAGTTTCCTGATTTAAATACAGCTAGTACAGATCCTGATAGTGAAAATTACTATGGTCGTAAACTACAAGGTAATCTTTTAACTCAACGTCAAGAAAAAGCTGATCTTGTATATAGACCTGATCAAGATAGAAATAATGCGTATAGTAACGATTCAGAGTTACAAGTACTACTAAAAAAAGCAGGAGTAGACAGTGAAAACTTTGTTGATGTAATGGATCAATATAAAACTGGTTCAAATGATTTACTTGGTCAGGGTCCAAGCACATTAAATGAACAATTAAAAAGTGGTCTAGATGCATTAACAGATAAACGTAGAATGCTTAGAGATGGTATAAAGGCTGAAGATATACCTGAAGGTGCTACCAATAGAGATATGTTAAAGAAAATATTCTTTAATGAAATTGATGACTTTGGTGCAGAATTAGACCCAAGTAACTATCAAGCCAATGATAAAATAACTGGTATAATAAATCAAGATCCAGATAACTTTAATCCAAATGCTTCAGAAGAATATAAGGCAGCAATTAAGTCTTATGATTTAGATGGACCTGCTGATCCTCAAAAACTAGGCTATGCAGCAAGTGTATTAGATAGTGACAGAGGAGCATCAGCAATACCTGTAAAAGAAGCCAGTGGTTCTGGTATTATGGGTGAAAGAAGATACGTTGAAGGCGTAGGCTATGTAAAAGCAGCATAGTCAAATCAGGGCTACCTTCTACCCTTTTCACGATGAAAAGCTACTAGATGCCCCCGAAAGAAAGAAAATAAAATGGAATCAGTACAACAAGAAGTAAAATCAACACCAATAATGTATAAAAGAATAAGTATAGAAGAAGAAGAAAAAGAAATACAAGAACTAGAAGCAGCAAGAAATGCTGAAAATGAACAAATAGAAGAAGCGGAAAAAGATGAAGAAGAAACTCAATCTTTAGATGCAGAAGAAAAAACTTTTAAGAAAAGATATGGAGATCTAAGAAGACACCAACAAAAAATACAAGAGCAACATTCTGATGAGATACATAAGTTAAAACTACAGATAGAAGGTTTAACTAAGAAACAGGTAAAGTTACCTAAGACTGATGAAGAACTAGAAAAATGGTCTGAACAGTATCCTGATGTTGCAAAGATTGTAGAAACCATTGCAACTAAAAAAGCATTAGAAGCACGTAAAGATGTAGACGAAAAACTACGTTACGTAGATGAAATGCAAACTAAAGTTAAAATGGAAAGAGCAGAGAGTGAACTAGAGAAGCTTCACCCTGACTTTGCAGAAATAAGAGCAGATCAAAACTTTCACGATTGGGTAGCAGAACAACCCAAGTGGATACAGTCTGCATTATATGAGAATGACACAGATCATCTTGCAGCAGCTAAAGCAATAGACCTATATAAGTTAGAAACTAAACGAGGATCTAAAAAAGCAAGTGCTACTAAAGATGCAGCTAGGTCTGTTTCTAATACTAAACGCTCTGAAGAACCTACAACAGTAGATAAAAATGTATGGTCAGAGTCAAGAGTAAAAGATTTAAGCAGTAAAGATTGGGATAAATTTGAAGAAGCTATCTCAGAATCTGTAAAAAATGGTACATTTGTATATGATTTAACTGGTGCAGCAAGATAAAGTGCTTGACAAATTAATTCAAATGTGATATACTATATACAATTATAAAACTAGCTGATGATTAAAACATTGGCTAGTTCCTTTTAGGAGCCTCTTTTATAGACTACCTCCTGTCTACGCTAACTCTTAACATATCAACTACCTACAATCGTTAGGCCAGGTTTATCCTACACCCTAAAGATGTAGCCTTGAAACTGTCAAAGTTGGCTCGTTTCGTAACAGCCGAAAGGAGATAACCAATGGCTTTTAAGACTGCAACTGGTTATGGAAATCTACCTAATGGTAACTTCTCTCCTGTAATTTACAGTAAGAAGGTACAATCAGCTTTCCGTAAAACTAGTGTTTGTGAAGATATAACCAACAGTGATTACTTTGGTGAGATATCTAATTTTGGTGATACAGTGCGTATCATTAAAGAACCAGAAATAACAATTTCTGAATATGCAAGGGGTACGCAAGTAACTCCACAAGACCTACAAGATGATGACTTTACTCTTGTTGTCGATAAAGCTAACTACTTTGCTTTTAAAATTGATGACATTGAGGAAGCTCACTCTCATGTAAACTTTGAGTCAATGGCTAGTGATCGTGCTGGCTATCGTCTAAAAGATCAATTTGACCAAGAAGTTCTAGGTTACTTGACAGGTTTCAAACAAGCTACAATTAGTGCTAATGCTGGAACCGCTAGAGTAGCTGCTGATAAATCAGGTACTGATCCTATTGCAGGAGCAGCTGCTAATGGTTTACTAGCTTCTATGTTAATTGCTCGTAACAGCTTTGTTTCTGGTGGTGCTGCTACCGACTCAATTGCAACGCATCCTGACGGATCTACTGGTGAAGCAACTCCTTTGGAAGTTCTAAACCGTATGGCTCGTTTACTCGATCAACAAAATGTTGACCGTGATGGACGTTGGGTTGTTGTCGATCCAGTATTTGCTGAACAGCTTAATGACGAAAACTCAAAACTACTAAGCAGTGATTTTGCTTCAAGTGATCCAGACATTCTACGTAATGGTCGTATCATTTCTGGCATGATCCGTGGTTTTAGAGTTTATATGTCTAACAACCTACCTTCAATAGGAACAGGCCCAGCTACTATCGACACTAATGGTTCTTCAGCTAACTTTGGAACTATTGTTGCTGGACATGATTCTGCTGTTGCTACGGCTTCTCAAGTAGAGAAGGTCGAAACTTATCGTGACAATGACAGCTTTGCTGACATCGTTCGTGGGTTACATTTATATGGTCGCAAAGTTCTTCGTCCTGAAGCACTAGTTCGCGCTCACTATAATATTGCTGGTTAAGGGAGAATAGACAATGGCTACTTTTGACCTTACCGCTTCATCTACCGCTGGTGTTGGTGCAGATACTTCTGCTATAATGCCAGGTCATTATGGTAACAATGTAATGTACAATGTCGAGGCTTATCTCGATGTAGCTGCATTTATTGCTGCTGGTAATACTGTAGCTGATGGAGATATCTTTCAGTTACTAGAAATACCTGCTGGTACATTGGTGCTTAATGCTGGTGCTGAAGTTATGACAGCCTTTACTGCAAGTGTAACTGCTGACGTTGACTTTGCTGCTGGTGATGATATTATTGATGGAGCAGACGTTACTTCTACTGGTTATTGTGCCAAAGGAACTAACGGTCAAACTAATACAGTTGTTGGCTCTGCTGCTTCAACTTACACTCAGTTTGTATCTTCTACTGATACTATTGATGTTTTGTTAGCAGGAGCAGCTGCTGCTGTTGGTGTACTACGAGTATATGCTACTTGCATTAATTGTAACGCAAATGGGAAATTCCCAACTGCTGCTGCAAGAGATACATTGGCATAATAAAGTATTGTGGGGTAGTTCTGTATTGGGGCTACCCCCTTCTTTAATTTGGGTGAGATATGGCTACAACATTCTTAACATTAGTTAATGATACACTTAGACGTTTAAATGAAGTTGAATTAACAGCAATTGATTTTCCAACTGCTACAGGCTTTCGCGCACAAGTTAAAGATGCAATAAATTCTTCAATACAGGAAATATCTCAGAGGGAATTTGAGTTCCCTTTTAACTTTACTGCTGGTTCCTTAACACTAGGAATAGGTACACAAGAGTATGCGCTAGAGTCTGATTTTAAAATAGCTGATTGGGATTCTTTTAGAATAAACTATGATGCAGATAATAATCATTCAGCACGTAATCTTAAACTAATAGATTATGATACGTTTATAAAAAGATTTTTTGAAAGAGATTCAGAAGCTAGTACAGGTGACTTTGATCAACCTATGTATGTGTATCGTACATTAGATAATAAAGTTGGTTTTACCCCTAGACCTGATGCTACTTATAGTGTAAGTTATAGTTACTTTGCCTATGCTACTGATCTTGTAAATGCTACAGATACTATGTCTGTACCTGATGCATACAAACACGTAGTTATAGATGGGGCATTGTATCATTGTTTTATGTTTAGAGACAATGCTCAACAGGCACAGTTAATCAAAGCAAGATTTGATGAGGGCATTGATCGTATGAGAACTCTATTAATTAATAGATTTACTGATGTTAGAGATACTCGCGTAAGCCGACTAATAAATGTACCACATGGTAATGGTTAATGGTAGACGCTTTAAAGGATGTAACTGTCCTATCCAAAGGTGGTTTATTTACCAATGAGGATGCTTTAGCATTAGCTAATACTAATCCTGGTTCAGGTATACGTATGTTAAATATGGAAGTATCACAATTTGGTGGGTACAGACGTATTAATGGTTATGCTGATTATGATTCTAGTCATGGTACTATATCAGGTGTGGGACCAGTAATAGGTCTTTGGATATTAGATGGTGTACCTTATGCAGCTAGAAGAAATATAAAAGACAATAATGGTTCATTAGGTGCTAATCCTTTTGTAGTTACTAGTGGAAGTGCTACTATAACTGTTACACATACTAGTCATGGTTTAGCAGTAGGAGATAGAATACAATACTCAGGATCTGCTGCTGTTGGTGGGATTACTCCAAATGGAGTAGACATGGCAATACTATCTGTACCAGATGCTAATAGTTATACTGTAGCTTTTACTTCTGCTGCATCTTCTGGTGCTACTGGTGGTGGAAGTTCAGTAACATTTAAAGTAAATGCAATTACACAAGATTTACCAGACAATCCTTTTGCAGTGTCTAATGGTAGCGCAACAATAACAGTAACACATACTAGTCATGGTTTATCTGTAGGACACAAAGTAACATTTGCAGGTAGTGCAGCTATAGGAGGTATAACTCCAAATGCTGTTGAAATGGCAGTAGTGTCTGTACCTGACGCAAACACTTACACAGTATCCTTTACTTCTCTTGCTACATCTACTGCAAGTGGTGTTGGTGGTACATCAGTAACAGCTACGTATAGTCAATCATATTCTATATATAAGTATGCTACTTCTGGTTGGACTGCAATATCTTCTAATAGATCTAATATTAGCGTATTAAAATTAAGAGAAAGTATAAATTCGTTTACAGGTTCTGAGTCTGTTATAATATGTGATGGAACTAATACACCTGCTAAGTTTGATGGTTCTACTTTTACTGAACATACAACATCAGATGATGCTTCTCCAGCAGGAGCTTCAATGACAACAGACTTTAAAAATCACCAGTTTTATGCAGGATTTCCTAGTACAGGATTAGGTGGTAACAAATTACTTTTTAGTGAGCCAAATGTAGATAACAGGTTTAGAACAGCTAATGGTTCAGGCTCAATTAACGTAGGTTTTAATATAACAGGTATATCAAAGTTTAGAGATAGTTTGTTTGTATTTGGTAAAAATAAAATAAAAAGACTAACAGGATCTAGTACATCTGACTTTGCTTTATCTGAAGTAACAAATAATATTGGTTGCATTGCCACAGATAGTATAATAGAAATAGGTGGTGATGTATTATTTTTAGCCTCTGATGGTATTCGTCCTATTCAAGGTACTGCCAGAATTGGTGACGTAGAACTTGAAACTATTTCTAAACCTGTACAACAGTTGCTGCAATCACTGCCTAGTACACACGATTTAGATAATATGTCTTCTGTGGTTATTAGAAATAAATCTCAGTTCCGTTACTTCTTTCCTAAGACAACTACAGCAGCCTCTGATACAGCAGGTATAATAAGTGGTCTTAGATTTGCAGATAGAAGAGTAGGTTGGGAGTTTGGTGAGTTACTAGGTATAAGAGCTTTCGTAGCTACCAGTGGTTTAATAGATGATGTTGAAGTTGTATTACATGGGGATTTAAACGGTGAGATATATCAGCAAGAATCTGGTAGTACTTTTGATACTGCTGATGTTACGGCAGTTTATGCAACTCCCTTTTTATATTTCGACTCTACCGAAAAACGCAAAATATATCAGCATATCACCTTATTTACTAGACCAGAAGGAGAATCTACAATCAACTTAGGTATTGCTTATGATTGGGATGATCCTAATACACCAAATCCAAATACGTATTCTTTAACAACAGCAGGTTCATTAGCAAGATATACGACTACAAATAGCACATACGATGCTACATTTAAGTTTGATGGTTCGACTAGTCCAGTGCTAGAGACTAATGTCCAAGGATCAGGGAGAGCTATATCTTTGGTCATAACATCAACAGGAACCCAAGCACCTTACAGTGTTAGTGGGTTCTCCATAACATACCAGGATGCAGGATACAGATAATGGCAGGATATACTAGACAATCAGCAGCACAAATAGTTAGTGGTGAGGTTATATCAGCAGCACCAATTAATGCAGAACTTAACCAAGTTTTAGCAGCCTTTAATAATTCTACAGGTCA